CAATCGTTGGTTCAACCACAGGGTAAAATACTATCTGAGCAATACGATCACCTTTCTTTACTTGATAATGATCCTGGGAAAAATTATACAATTTTACCCCCAAATTTCCTCGATAGCAATTATCTACAATACCTGGAAATGGTGCCACGCCATATCTAAAACCAAGACCAGATCGTGCTTCAATCTTAAACCAATATCCTGGTGATATATATGCTAATTCTATACCAGTATCTACAATTGCAGACCCATTTACGGGAATCTCTTTATCTTCAATCGAAAATATATCATAACCCGTATCCCCAGTACCTGCGATTAAATTAGTAATCTTACCATTTTTATCATGCTCATAAGGAAGACCAATACGGTAACCCGCAGCATATTGCTCCGGCCTTTCTTGTTCAAATCGTTCATTTTCTTTAGTCAACATATCAAGTTCATGACTATTTAACTCTCTGTTGCCGTGTTTGCGGGTAGGTATCTTTGCGTCTGTGTGTGTCTTCTTAAACTTTACTTCTAATTGCATTATTTACTCCATTATCAATTGTCTTGGATCTTGTGATCCATCATTAAGCACTTCATGAATTTCACGTCTTGGATTGCCGAGACTTATCGCATTTGAATTCAACCAACTAATCAGTGATTGTGTTGCGTCTGATGGTACAACCCAATTATTATTCCCTATAGATATTCTTATTTCCATTTTTACCGATCCTTATGTTTTGATAAATTATCTAATGCTAACATGTCGATCGTTTCTGTAATAACAGATTTAACTGCATATTCAAGTTGCGCTTGTCTATCTTTTGCAAATCTTTTTATTGCCATTTTTCTTAGCACTTCTTCTTCTTCCGTGGTGCAATTTAATGTATATCGATATACTTCTTCCCTTTTCTCATCTTGCAATTCCATATATTATCTCCTTTTTATAAGAATACTACATTAAATGAATTTTTCAACAGGGCTTTCATATAATAAATGATAATTATTTCTGTGAAAGATAAACAAAAATTAAATAATGAACCATTAGATGATTTGAACGATTTGATTAATGAATTAAAAACCACCAAATCACTCACGGGATTGATGGTACCACCCAAAACCATTACTACTGTCCCTGAAAAGGTAGATGAAAATAATGTAGATGATTTCATATTTCGCAAATCCTCTGAATTAATACAACAAGGTGTTGATGCTATCGAATCAATCAAATCATCTATCCTAAGTGGAGCAAATGCTGATAGTGTGGAAGCATACTCGAAATTAATGTCTTCTGTCACGGGATCGATCGAAATTCTAAATAAAATCAATCTTCAAAAGCGCAAAGAACGTGCAGCCAAAGAACTCAAACAAATGGAATTAGACTCATCTTCAAAACTGCTTGATAAATATGATAACGGAACTACAATTAAAAATCAAACTAATTTTATAGTAGCCACACGTGAAGAAGTAATGAAAGCATTATTGGACAAAGCAGAAGCATTAACAATGCCATCGAAAGATATAATAGACGTACCTGGTGACTAACGCAAGCGTATTGCTATCGGACCTTAGTTATACGCGCAGCTAAATAATAGTAAACGCCTTTATTCATCCCACAGCATTTCAATTGGAATTATAGTTTCCAATTCATCATCCATAACAATAGGATATTGATCAATTTTTGATATAATAATCTTTTGCTTTAGATTAACAATTTCTGGTGATATGTTTTTTTGATTCCATTTGTATGGAAATATTTTATTGCACCAATGGCGCCTTATCTTACAATTAGTACAAGGGTGTATTCCAAACATATGCGCAATAGCATATATAGTATCACCAAGCCCTATGTGCATTGAAGGTATCTCAATGTATTTTATAGATGGAAAGGCGGTCCTCAACACATTACATCGAGGACAACCTTGTTTTCCTATTATAACCATTTTAAATATAACCCAATAAGCGCTTACGTAAAAATTCTCTACGTGAAGCCCATATACGCCCACCAGTAGTAACCCAAGGCGCTACAGTTGTAGTAGTTGTTGCCGGCGCTACAGTTGTAGTAGTTGCTGCCGGCGCTACAGTTGTAGTAGTTGTTGCCGGTGCTAGTGTGGTTGTCGTTGTTGCCATATTGATCTCCTAAAATATGTAATACATTTTAAATATTTATAATTAATATGCAAAATTTTTTTATCGAGGATTAATAAATACCATTCCAGTATTTCTAATAAAATTTCTACGCATTCCAGATATGCTTCGAATATATTTAGTAAGATCTAAATCTAATAAAAAATTTCTTTTTTCGAATTCATCTATCCAATAATTAGATTCTTGACAATTAACATGATGATATCCACCCATACCAGGTAGTGCATGTGTCATTAGTATCACACTGCAACACATAAATGTAGCAAATATATTATTAAGGTATTTGCTTTCTACATGTTCCAAAAATTCTACGCTCCACCCCAAATCAAAATTCACGTCTAATTCTAATGGTCCCTTCGTATAATCGTGTATAATGATATCTTCGTTTGCGCAATTAATGTCACCGTCTATTCCCCTCGCATCTAATCCATATTGTTTCGCAAGTTCAACCATTCCTCCAGGCCCACATCCAATATCTAAAAATGAAAATATAGGTCGTCTAATAAAAAAATCTAACACCTTTTCATCCAAATGTGTTATATTTGCATGTCCTCCAAGATGTTTAGGTATTTCTTTCATATCGTTTGCGTCGTCGATGCATAAGATAGCTCATCTTTCAATGGAAACATTTCATTACTTTCACTAAAAACTTTAAATATTTTCACGTAATAATCCTGCGTCATATCCTTTCTAAAACAATATCGATGAATTAAAAAATCACATAGATTTTGGCCATTTTCTTTTTTATGAATTTCCAAGGGAAATTTATTAGATGAATATATAACACCATATGCATTAAAAAATGTTCCTATTCCATATTGAACATATGGCACATCTCTTATTAAACAATCAATCGCAAATGTAGAATTATATGCGATCACGAATTCAGCCCTTTTAATAATATCTATAGGCGCCTTACCATACAAACAACCATATTTATTGGCAATTGCTGCAAATTTGTTATATACCTCTCCGCTATTCCATGGATGCATTTTCACAAACAATTTCTTCCCATAAAATTTACAACATTCTTCCACAAAAGTATAATACATAGCCTGATTTGTAACTGCAAGAATTGATCTATCTCCAGGATTCTGTAACGCCAATATTGGTCCCGTCCATTCAGATGGCATATCTTTATCAGAATATATGGCATTATATTTGGATTGATGTTCTGGTTTTAAATTAAAAATAAGATCCTTTGCACTTATCCTTCCATTTAAATCAAAATTTTCAATTAAATTATATGCAGTTTTTGTGTTTAGTGATGAATGTTGGTAATTACCGATAGTATCAATAAACATCCCTTCATTAAAAAATCCAGTTTCCATTACCCCATATTTTACACCATAATTGGCTACATACGGCTGCAAACCCCAATAAATCACATACTTATCGGGTATATCGCTTTTTTCATTAAATGATAATCCATAATCATTTGCATCCTTTTCAGTTTTAAATGGACTTAAATTATAATTGGTGATATATTTAGGTATTATAATATTCATACCTATTTCCAATCTTTCTCACCACTCAAAACCTTTTCAAAAATCATATCAATACGTCCTGCTGGTAGTTTTGAATTAAAATGTTCGTATATATCCTTTATCATTTGATGATTTGGATCATTATAAATTTCCATCCATCCCACAAAATAATTCCAAACCCGATCTTCAAGTGCAAGCGGATATTTTACACCACTTGGACGCGAAAATCGATGACACCATTTTAATTGTGGCAAGCAAATGCACTTCCCCCCCGCTTGTCTAAATTTTTCATGTATGTATCCTTCTTCTCCGCCGAATCCTATAAAACGATCATTAAATTTCAACCAATTACTCGTCTTGCATGAGAATAGCCCCAATCCCTGCATCGGAATCTCAAACGGCTTGCTTTTATCATATTCTGCTTTATTGGTTTGCCATGTACCATACATGCTACTTCTCCACTCTTCTCCGAAATGTGTAGAAATATTTTTTAAGTCATCATACCAAAGAGGTCCCTGAATCAAATTTTTTGTATCGGGATTTTTTTGATAATAATCCAATAAAGCTCTTATTCCGCCGGGTTCTATCAACACATGCGAATCTATACATAATGTATAATCTGATATTGAATTTTCAAAAATGATATCTCTTACCGCTGTTCCCCGTTTTTCTGAATAGGGTATATATTTTCCAAATGCCCATTTTTCTATAAAATCTTTAGTTGCTTTGCCGCTAGGACTATCAGGATTATTATCCACTACTAAAAATTTCACGCGTTCTTTATCGGCACATTCTTCATGAAACATTCTTAATGCTTGAATACTAAAATACACGCCGTCAAAATCATCGTACACCGCCATTCCAATCGTTAATATAGGTTTATTCATATAATATATCTTATGACATATTTTTAAAAAATCAAATAAAAACCCATATATTCTTTCGAATATATGGGTTTTTATTTGTCATTTGTCAAACAATCACTCCGCGACTGTAGTAGCTGTTAAAGCAACGAATGTTGTTCCTGTCGATAAGTTTGCTGTAATAGTAGATTCTGCCGCAACTGCTGAATATGGTATTCTTGCTGCAGTAATACCACTAGCTAAATCTGTGCGATAAGCCGTAATACCGTCCGCTGTAGTTGTCCAGGCAAGTGTTCCCCCGCCAATTGTATTTTCGTGTATAATAGACATTTCGTTTCTCCTTAAGGTTAAAGAATGTATACGTTCATCCTTTAAAATATTTATCATTTAAGTGTAATTTTTTTTAAATATACACATATATTCATTTTTTATAACTTTTGTGGAGCTTAGTTGAAAATGATTAAGTTTTCTTCCGAGTATGGTTTCTTCAATTAAAATCAAATTATTCTCTATACACACATCATGCAATAACTGTTTATATATATGATTGATCACATATGCGAAATATTTCGTATTAGGTTTAAATGAACATTTAATCGTTTTATCCCACCAGCATTTATAATCATCATTATCGTTAAATGTCTTATTATTATATATTTCCGCATTACAATACGGCGGACATGTAAATACCGCCTCATAATCTTCATTTGGCGTAAAAACTGAACAGTCATTGTTGTAAATGATTGCATTTTTTAAATTGAAATCTTTAGTAATAGAACATAATCCGTTATAAGTGCGGACATCCCAATCATTTCCGATATATTTAATATTTTGAGATCCGAGTAGCCGATGACCCCATCCAGCAGTAGGATCATATATGGATGATATATTATATTTTTCAATAAAATATTTAATCCACAAAGGATTAAAATGTGTAAACCCAATATAGTATCCTGCAATTTTAAACCCTCTTAAAATTTCCTTATCATTAATTTGATATTCATTTTTGCCAATATATCTTAATCGATTATTAAGTAATCTATCCCTTATATTATTTTGATTTTCTGCCCATAACTTATTCTCAATTTCATAATAATGGGGTTGATGCGATAATACTATTTTATTATAAAATGCTGTAGAATTGGGATTCCCTTTAGTATTGCGCACGTTTTTAAGTTCATTTTGTTGCAGTTGATGGGGGTATGTATATTCGAGATTATCTTTAAATCTAATAGACATTGTATTATATGGCAATGTTGATAGTGGTACCACAGAAGGAGAAGATAATGATTTGGTTGTTATTGCATTATATTTAATAACAGTATGTCCACAATCCCATATACACGAATATCCGTGCAATTTTAAATTTTCATATTCGTCCAGCAATATATTATATTTGGTCAATAACCCGCTTTCCTTTAATATATTAAATATACTCGCAGAATACCTTACATTATCCTTCAAATACCAAGGTTGGGGTGGTATATATTCTATCACAACTTTAGTTTCATTTATATTAAAATCACTGATATCATCCCATCTATTATCTATTCGTATACTTATATTGTTTTTATTATATGTTTTTTTTATATATCCATACAACAAGTCACACCAACCGTTTATTTTTACATTATGCATATTCACGACACGCACTATTTCAAAATGTTCATTATCATTTATGCATATTAACATCAGTAATCGATTTCTTGTATAAATTCCCACATTTATCGTTTTTTTATTATATGCGCCGCATATATGATATTTTTCCAAAAACATATTTTTTGTAATATTATCCACTTCATTGACATAACACACATTCGCATCAAATATATATTTCGATTTATTTAACGCAAATATTAATTTATTTTGAACTTGACGTTTTTTATTTCTCCACTCATCTTCAAATATGTGTATTAATTTATATCCTCGATCTCTACACTTCCTGGTCTTTTCAATATGATACGTTTTATTTTTTCCGTTCGTTTCTGAATGCCAATATAAACCATCCACTTCAATACCTATTTTTTGATCTATCGCAACTATATCAATCTCAAATGGATATATTAAATCTCTCACCCTACATCGAATATTATTTTCAATACTTGATACAAATTCTTGTACCTCTCCCTCTATAATAGATGTTCCTTTATCTGATATAAGAGGATTACACGTATAACATCTAGGAAATCTTTGATATCCCATATCACCATAACATATAGAACCGCAAACCAAGCACTTAAATTTATATAATTGTTTACCCACCCCAATATAATTTGAACGATTAAACAATGGTTCGAATTTATTATCTAATTTCTCTAACAATTTTTCAAATCCAGTATCAAGATTTGATTCTTTAATTTTTCGTTTTATAATATCACCCGCGCCATTTTTAAATCTATTTTTATTATAATTCTTTATCTGACATGTTTTAAAATAATTATCCACGCCGTATTTTTCAACCATAGTTTGTTTAATAGCACCGCGCCCTTCAGAAGAATTGAAATAATGTGAAGAATTGAAATGAGATTCAAACGTGTTTCTTTTTTTATTTTTAATTTCTTCACATTGGCTAGGATTATTTACTCCATAATGATCGATATATGATTGTGTCTTTTTATTTATTACGGCTGATATTTTGTTGCCATGTCCTCTTATATATTTATTAATTGGTATAATTGGATACCCACCGCATCCACATTCGCATTTTTTTCTTTCATATAAATCATTTTGTATAAAATATATTCTATGTTTTAAACGTGTATATTCCGGAAGAAATGATGTTTCATTGATAATATCCTGATAAATATTATAATATTTAGCGTTAGGATTGGTGCTGCTTGCGAGAATCCTTAAAACCTTCTGATCGTTTAAAAATATCTTTAATTCATTTCTATTCATATAAGTGCTTATTATTATGATACAGGGGTTTCAATGATAACTCAACCATTTTAAAATAAAAAAAGGAACTAAAAAATTAGTTCCTTTTTTCATATTTAACTATATAATCTATAACAAGTTATAAATTACAAGTATACAACCGAATCACCTGGAGTAAATCTCTCACCCAATCCCTTTACGATGATTACGTGGTAGTATAAATCTGCTCCGAATAAATGATCTACGACACCATAACGTGTCATCAAACCAACACGTGGTGTAAAATCATTAGGACCGATTGTACGCTGAACCATCACAGGGATGTAGGGGCAATATACGATACCGGTGTCATAATATTCACTTCCTTTATATCCTAATAGTGCGTACTCTAAGCGTGTTGTACGTGCACCACGAACCCAAGGCTGTTGTGACTCAGTACGCGTATCACGATAAACCGTGAAACGTCCTGCTAGTGTACCAACCTTAGCAACACCAACTTGCTGGGTCGAAACCGTGCTATTAACAGGCATGAACTTGAATTCGGGCATCATCTCCATGATCGAGCAAACTGTTGGTGTTGCGATAATGAAGTTAGCTGCACCGCGACGGTTACGCACAGCAATACGGTTAGCTTCGATTAATACCTTTTGATAAAAATCGCGATTACGCTCACCTAGCCAACGTCCATCTGCCGATGCAGGAGACCAAGTTGACCATCCCTTTCCACGACCAGCATTCAATGCGATCTGAATCATTCTCATGACCATTTCGCGATCAATTTCGGCCTGTACTTCATATGACATCGCGTTTGTGAGCTCATTATCAATATCAATGCCATTCATGTTCTTGAGATCTTGCTCTAGTTCAACAGACCACTTAGCTGCCAATCTACGAGTACCCGCCTCAACTGCGGTTTTTTCGAATTCGATTGTCATCTGAGGAATCTGACCAGTCATTTCATAATTTGCGAGCCATTCTGCGACGCCCTTATCTTCATCAAGGAATGTGAACTCAGCATCAGAATCTCCGCCACTCAACTTAGCGGAAGATGTGCCGGTGTACCCAGTGTTCAGATAGTTGTAACCAACTTCCTGTCCATCAGCACCCTGTTGCAATGGTCCACGGTAACGAGGTGACGTTGTGTTTGCATCGTATGTACGATGAGAAGGATCTTGCCAATCAAGGTTTTCACCCTCATAACGATAACGAAGCGCAAACGCCAAACCAACTGGTCCGCTCATTGGCTGCACACCAACAATTTCATTTGTGATTAGTTCAGGGAACGTACGACGAATCATCGGGATTAATACCTTAGGCAGACGCGCATCGCCTGTCGCATAGAAATCTTGATTACCTACACTACCACCAGCTGTGCCGAAACTACCACCAGCGCCTCCGTAACCAAACATATTACCGGGTCCGCCAGCAACATTAGCTTCACGCAAACACCAACCTTCTTGGTTCTCAAGAATAATTGCGGTGTTCAAACGGGTATGTTCATCTTCAATTGGCGATACCGTCTTTGAAGTATATTCAAGGACAGGCTTCCATTTTGATATAAGCTGGTCTGCCTTACTTGGATTAATGTAAGCGGTCCCTGCTGCAATTTTTGTACTCATTATTTATTCTCCTAGAATGCTAAAAGAGAGCTACTCTTTAAATTAAGCATTTACAGTGAAACGATCTTGCTGTTTCATTGTATCGAGATATCCGACAACACCACTCTCTTCTTGAGGTGAAAAACTCTCAGTGACTACTCGTTTATCAGAACGTGGAGTATCCACTTTTTCTCTGATAGTTTTCGTGGCTTTAGTAGCTCGTTCTGTAACAAGCTCCCTTTGGCCTTCGTCGTCTTTATCGAACATCTTAACTACATATTCAAAATTTTCTTTGATATATTCAGGATCTTTATCTCTCAGCATCCTCATAACATAATTCTTTTTGTCCTTGGTCAAACCTGCTGTATTTTTCTCAAGTACGAGTTCAGCGGTTCTTCCTTTCAATGTTTGTGTAATCTGGATATTTTGTTTAATAGCCTCATTCAGTTCTTGCTTGAGCGTATTAATTGTCTTACGTCCATCTGCAACAGCTTCCTTAATAGTACTATTAATAAAACTATCATCCAATGCCATGATCTGCTTCATCTGATCTAGCATTTTCTGTGCGCGTTTATTTTCAACGGCCTCTCTAAGTTCTGCTTGTGGTACTGCCTTCTCTACATATAATTCAAGATAATTGGACAACTGATTTATAAGATTAGATTTGAATTCAGTTGCATCTTCTCTCAATACCTTTTCATGTTTCTTAACTAAATACATTAATTTCTCGGAATGATCTTCATCTATTCGCTCTAAAACTGCAACAAGCTTTTGAGTATGATCAGAATCAATCGCCTCAAGCAAATTTTCCAATTTAACAGAATGATCTTCGTCTAACTTCTGTAGTGCGTCTTGCACTTCCAATTCAATCTTCTCAGATACTCTAGTATTAACAGCGTCATCGAAAGCCTCTATAAGCATTTTCTTAGAATCTTCTGTTAAGACATCACCACCAAGTTGACTAAACACATCTTCTATTTTATTCATTTATGGATTCTCCTGTAAAACTGTAGTTACTCTTGCTTTGAGTTTTTCATTCATTGCTGCGTTTAGATTCGCATTAGCAATCGCATAATTCTTTTCAATTATACTATTGACAAATTCGCGCAAATATTTATGCGATATGGATTCTTTTATATTTTTAATTTTCGCCATAATGCTCCTCTGTTTTAAATATTTATACTTTATGATTTATTTTTTTTATCAAACCACGCCAAAAAAGATCCTTTTTTATAAAAGCATAACCAATTAAGTTTATTTTTTTCTGCATGATATTTTTTCATTGGATCTTTAATTGTCCATATTTTAAATGCATTTAAATATGATATTTTATTTTTACCCCTAAAATTCAATTCATGAGATTTTTCCAACCATTCATTTGCTTTATTTTGTTGTTTAATAGTATTAATATATGGTTCCCCACCGTGCATCCAACTAAAATGTAACTCTATATACGTATTAATAGACGGTATATAAAAATCACAATTAAATGGGTATTCCTTACTCTTATATTGTCCAATTATATCAGGATATATTGTCAAAAGTAGTTGATGGGCTTTTTGTTCGGGTTTGGATATGTGAAATGACTTATGACGTTTCTTAGTGTAATATACCCTTTCTTGAAATTCACTTGTTTGAGATACATACTCAACTCCGTATTTTTCCAAACAGGTTTGCTTGGATTTTTCTCTAAATTCCTCTAATTGTAGCGGATTAATTACTCCGTATTTTTCTAAACATGTCTGTTTAACCCTATCCTTTACAATATCAGATTTAAGTGGAACATCGACACCATAATTAGATATACATGTTTGCTTTTTTTTATCTTTAATGTTTTGCATTAGGCTCACATTCGATACGCCATATGCTCGCATAATACTTTGTCTGGTGGCCTCTCTTTTCCATTCCTGTGTGTTTGGAGTGTTCGTGCCATATTTTTCTAAACATGTATTTTTTATCTTCTCTTGAATTTGCTTTGATCCAAACGGACTATCTGCACCATATCGTTCCAAACATGTGCATTTCCATTTTTTGTATATCTCTTTCGATTGTAAAGGACTTTCAACACCATATTTCTTCATATACGTTTTCTTGTGTTTTTCTAGTGTGTTAGGATGTTTACATGCACATGAAGCGGAGCAACAATCATTCAGATATCCCTTTCCAATATTTCGAATTTTGCGTATATTTTTCTTACCACACACCACACAAACAGGAAAATCATTTATATTATTAATGTACCAATATGCTTTATGTATAAATGGATATCCGGATAATTGTGGATACTTGGTGTGTATTTCTTTATATAAATCGGGATATTTTATATAAAAAATATTTGTGCGTTTTTGAATTATTTCATTCTTAATAATTCTTTGTTTTTCGTCGTTTGACATATAAACAAAATTATATTACTTTGTCGAATTTTTAAGTGACGCAATAAATTTCAATACAGCCTCGTTCAATGCAGCTTCTTTATGCGATGCTTTCTTTGGCTGATTATTTATCTTATTCTCAAATATATCATATGCTTCAGTAATCTTTCCATCTTGCTCAAGTATCCAATTTTTTGCTTCCATAATACCATTCACAAACGCACTAGCTACTGATGGATCATGAACAATATCGCAGCATATAAGATGAAACCCTTGTACTGCGTGACTTTCGCCTTGTGGCAATAATTTTCCGAGCGCCCTCGAAGAAATACCCAATTTGACATTATCCATTATCAATGCACGAACCAACGAGCCCATAGGCGTTGAAAGAATCTTTGATTTACCGAAAAACATATTACCTTCCTGGCGCAATTCAGTAATCATATGACACGCTCTTTCGGGGTTCACCTCCACTGACTCCGGATGATTCAATTCACCAAGTGAACGATTTTCCTTAATCATTTCCGATGTATATCTCCCGACCTCTTGCACCATCTCGCTGAGATTATAAATGCGTCCGTTCTTATTCTTTTGTTCGCTCATCAAAAACGGACCTTGAATATAAAGTATACTAGGCTCATTCTTATTTTTTTCTTCAACAAGATATTGCAAATCGAATGATGGTTCTTCGACTAAAAGTTTACGTGTTACAATACTCATATAGATCCTCTTGAAATATTTATCAAACCGTTCATATTTTTTTATAAAATATAGATTGGAATAGTAATTTCATTTCAAATCTTTTTCGGTGAGAATAATAAATTCACAACCGTTCTTTTCACACCACTCTCTTGCATAATTCCATTTTGATGAATTAACTGCCCATGTAATTTGTTCATATAATAAATTCTTTTTACTTTTACGATTAATTGATGAGGGCGGCTTTGTTTGCTTTTCGGGTTTGATTTCAATTAAAAATTTTTTATTACCGTTGTCAGTTTTCAAAAGTACGATAGCATCTACAAAATATTTATGCATCTTTCCATCTTTAGGACTTAAATATGGTATTACGACACTTTCAGACCCCCACTGCAACACTCTATCATTTCTATCACACCACCTATAAAAAAAAAGTTCCAATTGCGACCTAAAGATAATTGGTGTGCTCCCCTTATATTTGAATTGATTGAGGGGATTGAATACTCCTTGTTTGTATGGCATCTTTCTCATATTTTATTTAATCCCTCATACAAAAATACTTCCTTTTACATCACAAACAGATCTAACTTGTTCTTCTGTGAATTTGATTACATTATTGTAGCAATAAAAGTGCCCATTGACACTCTTCGGTGCTCCTTGAAGAGAAGTTAGTTGATTGTTGT